TGACCTGACAAAATGTCAGTTTCTTCAGGGTCATTACGTTCGCTACTGCCTCGCCTGTGAGGAATTCAAGGCTGAGTCTCAGCTCCTCATCGTCAGGCACATTCGTCGTAGCGGTTTGCGTGCTTGCGTAAGCACCGTCAACGTATGAGTAGAGCGCGGAGTTCGCACCATCCCACACGAATTCGAGGTCGATGTCCGTACCATCAGTCATCGTTCCAACGTCCTCTGTTTTGGTTTCGGTGCTGTCTTTTTCTGCAAGGAAATCAACACCAGCGTCACCGTCCACGCTCTGGAATCCGATTCTGTCTGTTACTCCGCCAAGGATGGCAGTGTCGGTGATTGCAAAGCCTGCAAAGAAGTCGGTCTGATCGACGTCATCTATCTGCATCTTGATACGGAAATACACCCAGTTGCCAGCGTCGAGCTTGATGCTTTCTCCGAGGAGCTGGTAGGAACCACCATCGTCCTCATTTGCTGCACAAGTGATGGTGCTTGCACCGCGTTCTGTGTCTGATGGAACCCACTCAGTTGTACCTGATCCTGCCTCAACGACAGTTGCTGTGTACCCTAGTGGGTCTGTACCAGATACCTGAGCGTTTTCATGCTGGAAGTCGTAGAACTGCACATTGTCGCCAATGGCTCCCACGATTCTGTGTCGATGCGTCTGGTAATACAGCAGCGCACCATTTTTGTATTCGGAATGTAATGATGTTGCCATCGCAGCCTCCTAGCTGCGCCCCTCCTGGGGCGATGGTTTATTTCACACGTACCATGCGTTTCGGCTGCCCTGTGGGGTGAGCGGTTGACCGCGAGGACGGAATAGAACCGCTCATTGCCCCAGTTAGGAGTGTTCGCACACAGCTTGTGTGCCTGCAATAATTGCTCCCAGTGGCAGCGCACGCAGCACTGCCACATTCGGAGCAACGACTGTTCGGGTTCGTGATCACTAGGTGATCGCTTCCTTCGGTGGGTCTTGTGGGTATTTAGGATTGAGCAAGACCGTCACGATCGCACCGTCAACAGGGTCGTTTGCAGACTCTGTTGCCTTGAGTCGAACGTAGGAATTAGTACCACTGAGATCAGTGTCTTTGATGAAAATCTTGTAGACCTGATTTGCTCCTGCGGTCGTGGTGAAGCCAGAGGAAGTCGCGCTTGTGCGATCTCCCCAGGTGTTGCCACTTGTGCAGGCTTGGTACTCGAATGCCACTGCTGTTGCGGTGGTCGGAGTGGTGTCATCACAGGACTCCACCGTTATCACGGCAGTGCCTGTTGCGCCTGCGCTCTTCTCGATAATGAAGAGAGCCTCCGTGTAGTTTTCAAGACTGACGATGTCAGTCGTTGGTGTTCCGTTGAATATGTCTTCGTGAGCTGTAATGGTGTTATGCACTACGTTCACGACTGCTGCTTGAGAAAAAGCCATGTCCTATTCCTCCAATTCCTAGTTATTAAGACCTCGAAGCGAGAGCAACGATCGGGCTGACCGTGTTGCTACCGTTTCGTGGTGTGAGTGCTGAGTCCAACCAGCAACGACCATCGAGTCGCTCTGTGAACAAGAAGACCGTTTCCATCGTAGTGAAGTTGACATGGGCAGATGCAGAGGTCGTAAGAGCCTGCCTGTCACCGATTAGGTAGTAACCGAGGTCAACAAAGTAGATGTCACCCTTCGTTCCTAATGTTTGTGCTTTTTCACTGAAGATGAGTGGTCGTCCGTAGATCGAGTTGGGTGCGCCACCTGACATATTTGCAACCCATACTGGGGCTCCGCCTGTACCAACTGCCTGCGACATGCTCGCAAGTTGTGGGAAGGTGTCAGGGTGGGCGATCCAGATTGCGTTTCCTAGGCTGGATGGGAGCATCCTTGAATACATCTTGTCGAGGTTTTCCTTGACGATGGTGGATGCAGCCTGACCAGTTTCCTTGGCTACTTCGATGAGTGCGTCACAGTTCAAGATACCAGTAGGCTGTCCTGCACCAGTACCGTTGAAGAATGCGTCATCCTCGAAGTATCCGATGGCCTGACCAAACATTCTGGTGAGTAGGGCATCAATTGCCAATGCACTGTCCTGAACCAGCTCGTTGCTGACTCTGGTGTACCCAGTGAGTTTGTTTGCGTTCAATGTGATCTGGCCAAATGTCGGCTGGTTGGTCGTGCTGCTGACATCACTGGCCTCAGAGCCCCATGATGCCGAAACTCCGCCAAATACATTGGATGCGTGTGATGTGTCCCTTATTGATGGCACGCGGATCGTGCTGCTTGCCATCGGGATTGTCATTGCTCGTGGTCGTATGACGCTCTGCTCAAGGCCAAGCATCATCAGGTCTGGTCGAAATTCCTCTGGTACTAGGAATCCACCAGCATCACCAAATGTCTCACCAAGTGCCTTTGATTCGAGCAATCGTGGATCAACTCCTCGACCATGTGCTGATTCATAGAGTTTCTGCCAAAACTCACCACGTGATTTCCACTTGCCATCCTCGGTAGCACCTGGTGCTTCTGGGTTGTAGTCTGGTAATCGTTTTGCGCCACTGCGTGCATAGACTTCTCTAATAGCCTGCTTCACAGCGTCGCCTGTTTTTGTTGCTACTGCGGAGTTGAGCATTTCCTCTAGTTCCGCTTGCGTTTCTGGCATTCCTTCTCGCATGTCACTCTGCCTCCATTTCTTCTAAAACTTCCTGAGCTGCTGCGATCGCAACAGCGTATGGATCGAACTCGATGACGTTCTCGATTGGCTCGTCATCGCTTTGCACCTCTTCTGGTGCTGTTTCTGCTTCCACCACTTCCTCTGTTTCAGGTGGTGCAGTGACGCGCTCTTCTAGCTGCTCAATCCGTTCCATCAGGGCTGCCACGTCAATGGCTGCTGCTTCTGGTTCAGGCTGATCTGCCAAGCGTTCCTCTGCTATCTCCGCTATCACAGGATGCAATGTTGGTGTTTTGACAAATCGCTGGAGGGCATCGGGATTGCTCGGAATCGTCACTGCTGATACCTCAAGCAGTTCCTGTCCCTTGAACTCCATGCCGTTCAGTCCGAACTTGTCCTCAACATTGAGTGGTGCAGCTTTCTCCATGTCTGGTATGAAGCCAACCGAGAAAGCCAATGACTTCTCTTTTGCCAGCTCAAATGCCCAGTCAGCATCAGCGTTTCCCTTGCCGATATAAAACCGAGCAACACCAGTCATCTTGTTGCCGTTGATCTCCATCGACTCCCACTCTCCGATCTGCGACCGTATGGAGTAGTAGTCATGATTGACCAGCAGCACTGGATGCTTGAGGAAATTGCCAAGGTTCCATCCCTCGGCACGTATCACGTCACCATCGCGATCCACTTTCTCAGTGGATACAACGGCAGAAACGCGACCAGTGGCCTCGTCCAGAATCTTCATTTCCTCGCCTCTAAAAACCTTAGTTCTTAGCATTTCTCGCTCCCTGCTAAACGCAAAAAAACCCGACTCACAATGTCTGGTTACATTGCAAATCGGGCTACGTTGAGCCACTCAGAATTGGCTGGCGCACGAGGCGCACTCACTATTCAGTTACCGTATTATTACCATCATATGTGACGGTATGCAATAGGTTTTTTATCCGAACAATGACTTTTTGTTGAATCGCGTGATATCCGTTGCCACCTCATGAGGCCATACATACTCAAGGTCTGATGGTGTGGTGCATGGGAATATAGTGCTGTAGTACTCGGCATCTTTTTGGAGCAGTCGTGAACGGTGCGACAGATGCAAAGGTTCATAGCCAAGCCAGCTTGGTCGGTCAAACGTGGTGGCAGTTGCCAGGTATGGCATGGTGTTCTGGTAGCCACGTGCGATCCATTCACGGATCATGACGTCATGGTAGTGTGCAAGGCAGTCGGCATAGCCCTGCCACATGCGCACGGCAGGGTGATTGAGCCAACCACCTGTGGTGCGTTTGCCTGAAACAATATTGTGTATCTGCAACGCCTCGACGCGCTGCTTGCCAAGGCGCTTGTAGTCCAACACCTGTGCTGAACGCTGAAAGTCTGCGTATGGTAGAAATGTCTGCATCGTATTCTCCGTGCGTGATGTTTAGCCTGTCTCTTCAGTCAGGGTAGGCTAGTTCCCTGAGACGCCCAGGAGGGCGTTTCAACTAGTGGCTAGGCATAACCTGAATATGATGTGCTTGCCACGAACTAAATCCGACTCTATGGCAACATTGAAATCCCTTATTGAAAACCATATCTTTTAATAGTTCATGCAACTCATCGTCAGTAACTTCGTGTTGAGCATCTTTAAGCATTTGAAATGCTAGTTCATATGGAACCTGTAATAGCCTTCGCTTAACTACTTTTCGTTCACCTGTTGAGGTATCAATTATTGGGCGTCCGTCTTTCATTAGCTTATTCCATTGGACTAAATGCCCATCTTCAGAACGCATTAATGTCTTTGGTCGTATAAACGTTCTGTCTAAACCTAACTGCTCACCCTTCTCCAGTAGATTCATCTTTAACTCTTCTAATAATGCTTGCTTATTCATCTGTGCCATCTCCTTGCGTGATGTGTAGCCTGTCTCTTCAGTCAGGGTAGGCTAATTCCCTGAGACGCCCGAAGGCGTTTCGACTAGCTTTCGACCGAGTCCCATCCGAATGTCACGCACTCGTATTTCCTGCCATTGATTACGGCGTAATCGCCCATCGAAGTGGAGCGACAACCCTCGCCGTGCCCCATGTAAAGCACGCGTTTATTCTGTACCCAAGGACGGTCGATATTGTTTGTTAATTCGTACGCAATTTCTAAATTGACATGATCTTCGAGAGTCGCATCCACTAAAACAAAAGCCACCGTCCTCGGTTGATCCTTGTCATCAAATGCTGCGTGTATTACCTCGACTACTGTCTTCGCTACTATGTCCATCTCTACTACTTGCTTGTTCATTCCGATCCTCCTGCGTGATGTTTACCTTATCGGTATGCAATTAGTATAAATATATAGTATAAGTATGTCAAGCTATTTGCTGTACATTTATACCAATTCATTGCATTTCTGCTAATTTTTGCAAATTTTGCCTGATTTTGGTAATCAATAGAGCGGTATTGACCGTGTATACAGCTCGAAAATGCAGGTCATCTTGCAACTCACGCAATGACTTCAGTGCGTCATCTATGGCATTAGCTGTGATCGCCATCACTTCACCTGCTTACGCTCTGACCCTTTAAGTATGCCAAGCATTCCGCCAAATTTTAGCCACTGAGGACACGACAATTTGCCATCTGCCTGTGTTGCTTCGAGCAGAAATGCCATAGCAGCCTCACGCTCATCCCTTGTGTCTAGGCGATCGATAATGCGCCCAGCGAACTTCACCATCTGCTTGTACTGCTTTGGCAGCAATGCGAGTAAGAATCCCATATCACACCTCCCATGTGTGCTTGCAGCGTCGGCATTTGATTTGCGTGCCAACTGCTACGTTGTCTCCATGCTTGCGGTTGCATTGAGGGCATCGAACTTCCTCTTGAAATGATCTGCCATGGCCGTAAAAGTTGAGTACATCCTCATCTGCGGTTGTTACGAACCCAGCAGACTCTGCCAGTGGGGTGTTGCGGTATTGGACGACACAACGGCAGTTGATATGTCCAGGAATCGTGTCGTGGCCTGACTGGAATCCTGCAGTGATTGGTATCCATTCCTGCGTGCTATTAGTTGCGCATATAGGCTGGTTCACCCTGTCATCAGCTTGCGTGACCCATCGTTTCTCGGTTCGACCTTCGCTGCTGGCAGCTTCACGCTGTCCCTGTCCCAGTGCTGTTGCTGTTTCAGTCCTTGCAATCATCCGTGCGCGATCAGGGCTGAATGCAAGGTCATTACGCAGATTTTTCGTCAGCGTGTTCAGTGATTCGCCATTCTCGATAGTTCGTGCAACCATCTTCTGCACCCTTGCTCGTGTCATCTTTGCAAGGTTGAGTGAGCCATCTGCTTTGAGTAATTGACCTGCACGGTTCTCTGCATAGAGGCTTGCCAGTCGCTGCACCTGTGGTGGAGACATAGCAGGTGCTTCTGTTGCTATGACCAATGCAAATGATTGCGCTAGCTCTTCAACAACCTCAGCTCCATATTTTGCCCACCAGTCCCAATCGTATGCGTTCACCTCGTTGACATTGAACTTGGCATGGTAACCCTTGTCCGTTGCCTCTAGGTGCGCAATGATCGCATCGAGTTCATCGGCGAATCGCCTGCGCCATCCACGCTCCATGCGGTTGGCCTCAGTGTTTGCCTCGTCTGGGTACTCATCATTTGCTGCGACCTTTCTCGGACGCCTTCGTGGTTTGTATCCAGCACCTTGATTCTGATCTTCTTCATCAACTGCCTCAGCTCCAGATCGCAACCCTAAACCAGGAAGCAATGTTGGTAGTGGCATCAATTCATCTCCGCCAGTCATTGGTGGCTGCTCGAATAATTCACGCGCCTCATTCAGCGTCAACACTCGTTTTTCATATCCAGTGACTGCTTGACGCTCCAGCTCCATTTTTGTCCTGACTTTTAGATTCCCTGCCATATTGGAAATCGGTACGTCATCTGCTTCTTCAGTAACAACTGGATCAGCGCCAAATCTCGATCTGGCTTCGTTGAGTGTCAGTATCTGATTTTGATACCCAATTTGGCCTTCCTGTATTGTCTCCATTCTGTTTGCAGGCACAGGATCGACGAAATCAAACATGAGTGTCTGCCCATCTGGGTATAGCTTGAGCAGCTTTTCATTCAATGCTG